ACTAATATATACAGTTACCAACTACTATCTGCTCTTATTCTTTTATTTTCTGCTCCCCAGCTAAATATTGCATTGTTGTTACCAATTATTGTGGTAAAATAATAAAATATGCGTGTGTCACTGTGAGTGTGAGGTCTCATAACCCACAAAAACCCACTTATTACCACTTGAAAAAAACTCAAAGTACGTATAATTATATATATAGCTAACATAACAACAAGTGTTACTATTACAAGCAACAATATTATATAATAGTATTATGTCTCTTCCTCTATAGGATAAGAGCTATAGTACCCGCAATTTCATTAATCAATAACAGTAAATAATTATGCCACAAGAAACAGATAACTATAGCATATTTAAATCGGAAGAAGGATACTACTATGTAGGTCGTATAATAATAATGACTACTCCAATGCATAGAAGAGTATCTGAAGAATGTGAAACAAAAGAACAAGCATTAAAAGAATTAAAAAAAATAATCGTTAAATAAACAAGTATGAAAATCAAATTACTAAATTCAGAACCCTTTGTATCATGGGGTAATGCTATAGGCATAGTCCTATTTAGCAGAGAGAATGATATAACCGTAAATGTCTTTACAGAAGATATGACACATAACCGTGTTGATCGTAAAGAATTAGGTTCACCATCGTATAATGAACTAATGATTGAATTAGAACATAATGAAGGATTAAGATATCTTGCAGAAGAACAAAACTTAATAGCAATAAATCATCAGCATACTATAGACTTTTTGAAGTATGCATCATCGTATAATTAATTAATAAATAAAAAACAAGTATTATGAAAAAGATTTTATATTTATGTGCATTCCTATTTGTGGCTGCACCCGTATTACAGTCATGTGGTTCATCTAGAAGATGTGGAGCTGTAAATCAAAAAAAGAAGTTCGCTAAAAAGAACTATTGGAAACCTAAAAAAAGACATAAAAGATCAAAATGGGGAAGATAATATCAATATTCTTGCTTGCAGTCTTAAGTATAAGCTGTGAGCAAGAGCCCTTTGATGAAGGGGTACAAATAGAAGTGCAAAATAATCCAGATGAATATAAGTTATTCTCTCAAATATATGCAGAAACAACGGATCAAACTAAATATATGTATCTATTGTATAAATCACAAGATGATGATATAACAGCTGAAGATAAGTTAATAGTAGCTTGGTCTAATTTTGTAGACTATGCAACATCTGTTAATATGCCTATAACCGGAGAAGAATTTATGAATTATGCCAGTGCATACTATGATAATGAAGGTAATACTATAAACAGTTATGCTGATGTAATAGTTATATCGGATTATCAATATGCTACACAGCAGTTAAGAATACAATACCAAGTAGATAACACATGGGATAAGTTCTTAATACCATATGACATAAACATGTTTATAGATGCTGGTGATGAAGTAATATTTATTAACCAACAAGATGTATCAGATATTGTAATTGTTGCTTCAAAATATGGAAGTTATAATCAGACTACTAATATTCATACATGGATATTTATAGGCTATTTTAAAACCTTTGATGGTGTAACCGCAGAAGAAAAGATAGCAAACGCATATTCAATATATCAGAATAGTTCAATGTATAATGCAGAAGTTGATTGTGAGCAATGGGAAGCATGGTTACGTTCAGAAACATCTATAAGTCCATATAATGCACAACCAGACTTTTATATATATTCTACTAATAACTATTTGGGAGAATGTAAATCTATTAATGCAATTCCAGTAGAAACAGTATGGACAGAATATAATTTAGAAACATTTTATAATAACGGAGATGAAGTAATCATACCATAAAATCAATCAAATGAAAAAATTAAGTCAAAAATTAATTAAATTATTATACGTAGTAATAGCGCCTATATTAGGTGTTACTGCAACAACAATGTATTTTATAGAATATGGATGGGGTTATTCACCTGTATCTTTGATAATAATAATGTTTACTTTATTAGCTTTATTAAATGCTGTATTCTTTAACGCGTTTATGGAAAAAACTGTGATATTACCAAAAATACATACACAGTATGGGTTTATGATTGCTTTAGGATTTGCCTGGCAAGATAGATCTTTAATCATATTCATACCATTTTGTGCAATAGAACTAGAATGGCAAAAATAAATATTAATTATAAAAGCTTTGCATAACGTGTAAGGCTTTTATATAATTTACTGAATTATGAAAGATATAAAATATAGTAAGAATGTATTAAAACTTCAGCTTATAACATTAGTAATAATGTTATTTGTTTTAGCGGCTAGTGCACAAACTACTTACAAAGGAAAAGAATTAAAACATGAGTCAATCTCTACTGCATTTGTAGTACCCGGCGGCTATGAAAGAAATAATATAGATGCATACTCTGAATGGTTGATAGCTCATCCATTAAAAGAGAAAGCAGAAGTTAAATACTACAACGGAAACATAAAGCAAAACAATTTTGTTTATGCTGCAGTATTTGATTATGATATTGGCACAAGAGATTTACATCACTGTGCTGATGCAGCTATATATTTAAGAGCTACATATAACTACTCTCAAGGTAATTTAAAAAAGTTGGAATTTACTTTTACAAATGGATATAAATCACATTATGAAGATTATTTAAAAGGTGCAACACCAACACCGGTTAATGCTGGTCGTGATATAATCACAAAATGGGGTAAGTCTCGTAAAGATAGTTGTAAAACATTTAGAAAATGGTTAGATCTTATATGGAGTTACGCAGGTACTTATTCTATAGAAAAATATGACACAAAACAAGTAAATTATTGGGATATGCAACCTGGTGATGTGTTTGTAACTGGAGGATTTCCAGGACATGCTATCACTGTAGTTGATATGGCAGTAAATAAAAATGGTCATAAGATATATATGTTAGCTCAAAGCTATATGCCTGCACAAGAACAACACATTTTATTAAATCAAGTAACTTTAGATGTTTGGTATTCTATGGATGATATGAATTATATCAATACACCAGAATTCGTATTTGAACCATCAGATTTACGTAGATTTATATTATAAAACGTTATCAGTAACGTACTAACAGTACCAGTAATTATATATTATATAATAACACTAGTAGTTAGGTACTCAAAATATATATTTATGGCTATTATGCCGCAGTTAGACAACACCCTTTCTTTTTTAATACTTGTTTGAAAGGGGTTGTTTAATTATTTAAAACAAATAAATTATGTCAACAAAACTTAATATAGATAAAAAAACAGTAACCAATATTGTGTCAACCTTATTTTCAGAAAATAACGTATATTGTAATTTAAACTTTAAACATATAAGAACTTTAATAACTAAACATATGTCAGATACTGTATTAGAACATGCAGTAGAACTAATGTTAAGAAAGCAACCATATGAACTAGTGTATCCAGGTGATTTAGTAAAATTAAAGCCACTAAGCTATTATCAAGGTAGTAAATATGAAATAGATGTACTAAAAGATATGGGTTTACTATCAGATGAAGGAATGATATATGGTAAAGTGATATCAGACAGTAATTGGTCATCTTCAACAGAATATAATCCATTATATAGTCAATTGAAGGTAAATGTATTATTTCATAATGAAGAAAAAGATATAAAATATGAAGAAATATCAATATCTCCACTTGATTTAGAAAAATTATATGGTAAAGAGAATAAAAATGTAACAACAATAATTAACAATAAAGAAAAAAAAGAAGTAAATGGCAAAGCTATCACATGAGTTAATTCAAACCCATTTTGAGAGTTGGAAAAAACTCAATAAATCCAAACATAATTTTGGATACATAATGAATGAACTTTATAATTTAAATGATAAAGAGCTTTCTGAAGAAAAAGATAGTAATATGGCAATTTTAATATTGTTAAAAAATCATGTATACACAAAAAAATAGATTTGGTATAGTAAACCGTGAGGTAATAACAGACCCTAATTTATCAATTGGTGCTAAAACACTGTATAGTGTATTATCTTGCTATGCTAACAAACAAAGAACTTGTTTTCCATCAATAAGTACATTAGCTGATGACACTGGCTCAAGTCAATCAAGCATAGATAGATGGATAAAAGAGCTTAAAACGTTTAAATATGTAAAAAGGGTGGGTAGAAAGCTAACAATAAAATAATTACGTTAGCTATATTTATGCTTTTTATTTTTCAAGCTGGCGCTAAAATGTATAATAATATGTGACTCAATAGAAGTAAATAGTTATCTTTATAGAATATAAATTAAAAGATGATTATCCAACTTCCAAGCGGACGCATAGTAGAATGCTCATTAGAACAATATCTTTCTCTTACAGATGAGGAATATAAAGATCTTAATGGTCTTAGCTCAGCATATACTAAAGAAGTGGGTAACCCGTTTTACAATAGTTTTTCAAATTCCATAACGCCTGATAATCAGGATTTGTTCATTGATGAAAATGAACCAAGCTTAGATGAAATTGATGCTTTTGAAAAATTGGAAGACCCGTATTTTCATTCAGATGATAATTAATCATCACTCAATTATTTATTAATTCTTAAATTTTATTAAAAATGCAAAACAAAGTCAACATTGTGGCTGATGATATGGGTAATATCATTCGCCAATCAAGTAACAACGCAGAATTCGGTCACATTAGATTAGAACAACAAAGAGTAGTCTTTGGAAATAGTGGATGGGTTAAAAGTACAAATAGATCAACATTACTACATGGTAAAATGGATGATCTACAAAATTTACAATTAAGCGTAGATACGCCTCTTACAGGTAAAATAATTGTAAAAGAGTCTCTTACACCATTTAGTAATAATGATCCAGACAGAGATCTTAAAATAGCTGGAGAAACAGGTATTATATGTGCTGTTGATGGTGAACCTATTTATAGGAAAACATTCTTTGTTGCTGATGCAACAGCTGAGGATGTATTACTTGCTCACACCAATGGAGAAGCTATCCGTGAAGCTAATGGAACTAACAGTAATGCTGTTAAAACCACAGTAACACCAGCTGAAGCATTTGGTTTAGACGGAGATGATACTACAGATAATGAAGTAGAAGATGATTCTGATGTAGTAAGTGAAATTAATGAAGTAGAAGAAGTTTTGGAAGAAGAAACTTTTGAGCTATAGAGTTTAATTTCTAAATAAATATTAAAAGTGTGTGCTATATTAGTGCACACTTTTTTTATATATTAAATAATTCACTTAATCAAAAAAACAAGTAAAATGCTATCTCAAGAACAAGTATCAAAACTACAATTTAATGAAGCTGAATTAAAACTAAGTAAACGTATAGAAAGATATCAATATTTAGGATTATTAACTGAATATCAACTTCATCCTCCATCAATAATAAACTCATTTGAATACAATAAACTAAATCCGTATCAACATTTTTTATTTAAACGTGTTCTTCATGGTTTAAATGTTTATAAACCTGAAGAAGTTAAGAAACTACACTGGGATAAAAAGCGTAGAATAACAAAGGTTTGGCGCCGCGGACAAAGAGAAATAAATGCTTGGAAACAAATGCTTTGTAATAAACAAGTAAATGCTTATCTTAGTAAAACTTTTAAAAGTTCTCCAGCAGCACAGTATATAGCAAATATACCTGCTAATGAGACATTAGATGATTACAAGAACACATTTACATTTAAAGATTTAGGTATAACTTATGAAGATGTGGTAATTAAATTTTTATCAATTGGTTTATTACCTAAAAATTATTTTACATTAAGTCCAAATGAGCATCAAAAAAGTATCAAGTAAAATGGCTAAAATAAATAGTTCTTATTCTAAACAGCGTAAGGAATATTTATATAATCACAACATCTGTCATGCAAAGATCAATAAGTGTTCTTTGCATGCTACAGAAGTTCATCACAAGAAAGGACGTGGGAAATATCATTTAGATACATCTACATGGTTACCAGTTTGTAGAAACTGTCACACATGGATAGAAGCAAACCCACAAGAAGCATATGAACTAGGATTTTCAATAACAAGACATTAGAACATGAGAAGAAAAAGAAGACATATTGAGTATATAAGAAGTTATTTATATGATTTAAAATATGATACATTAAATAAAACATTTGATGCATCAATTAAAGAGTTTAAAGACAAAAAACAAAATAGATCTATTAAAAATAATACATTATTGATAAGAAAATATCAACGCAGATTATTTTTATTAAAATTTTAATATAAGCTATGAATGAATATGAAAAAAACAGATTATTAAAAGTAGTAATTTGGACAATAATAGCAACAATAACAGTAACATTATGGTGGAACATACTAAAACTAATATCTCCAGAGATATAGTACAAGATGATGCTTTAAAGCAAGCATTAAAAAGCAAAAGATGTGGTTTAGGTATATCAATGGGTGTAGGCAAAACTAGAATAGCTATACAACACCTTCAAAAAAACTTTAATCAATTTATAGAAGTCTTAGTAGTAGTACCAAAACATTCAGTTACTCAGTCTTGGCTTGATGAACTAGATAAAATGGGATTATCCCCATTAGTTGAGCATATTACTTTTACAACATATCTATCTTTAAAGAAAAAAGATCCTAATGACTATGATATAGTTTATTTAGATGAGTGTCATAGCTTAAAGGAATCACATGAAGTTTTTTTATCTTTATTTAATGGAAAAATATTAGGGTTAACAGGAACACCACCAAGAAATAAAAGTTCTGAAAAAGGAAGGCTTGTTGAAAAGTATTGTCCAATTAAATATACATTTAAAGTTGATGATGCAACTGATTCAAACATATTAAATGATTATAAAATAGTCATTCATGAATTACAACTATCAAAATTACCAACGTTAAAGAAAAAAAATAAAAAAGGTGGATTTTGGTATACAACAGAACAAAAGGATTATAACTATGTAACCTCTAGATTAGCTCAAGCTCAAACTCCAAAGCAAATACAGTTTGGGAGAATAATGAGAATGCGTGCTATTATGGACTATACAAGTAAAGAGAGCTATGTTAAAAGTATAATTAAAAATATAAATACTAAATGTATTGTATTTGCTAATACTCAGAAACAAGCAGACAGAATATGTAAACATAGTTATCATTCTAAAAACCCTAAATCAGAAGAAAACCTTGAGTTGTTCTCTGATGGTAGGATTGATAAACTATCATGTGTATTACAATTATCAGAAGGTGTTACAATTCCTAATCTAAAAGCAGGTATTATAATGCATGCATATGGTAATGAAAGAAAGACTGCACAGAGAATAGGAAGATTATTAAGATTAAATCCAACTGAGACAGCCACATGTCATATACTTATGTATAAAGGTACACAAGATGAAAAATGGGTGGCTGATGCAGTTAAAGGTTTTGATGAAAGTAAAGTTAAATATTATAACCCTTTAATTAATTAATGTGTAAACCAATTATTAAGTGTAGTAGATGTAATGAAACATTCTGCACAGGATTTGATTACAGATGGCACTTTGATAAACATTTAGATGAGTGGTGGCAAACAGATGATAAAGAAGGATATATTAAAAAAACAACAAAATGGGAAAAATGAAAGAAATATTTATAGAACAACAAGAAGAGTTAGCTTACCGTGGTGCACATGATGCAATGATACATGGTCTTGCTCGCCAAGCTTGTGAAGAATTTATAACAGAAGGTGAAACACCTTGTCCAAATTGTTTTGAGGTAGAATTAGTACGCAATGAAACAGAAGCAGAATGTACTAAATGTGGTCAAGGATTTGTATATATTGATAATGCATTAAGATTTAAATGATGAAAGATATATTAAGAGCAGAAGTAACATTACCGTATCAAGATATAGAAGTTGAAGTGGAATATACCTATGATCCGGGTGAACCTGATCAAATGTATGATTCTAATGGAGATCCAGGAACACCAGGTTATGGACCTTCTATTGATATACATCATATATGGGCAGAATTAACTAATGATGAAGGGTCATCTTCAATTGTAGACATATATCATTTAGCAATGGTTGGGGAAGAACTAGAATTACGCATAATAGAAAAATATCACGAATAATGGGATTAGATCAATTTGCATATAGAGTAAAGCGTGGGTTTATTAAAAAACCTGTAGATTTTGAAACGTCTGTTTATGATGAAGAAACAGAAGAAGATACAAATGCCGTAGAAACGGTGGAATTTAAGTATTGGAGAAAGCATCCTGCCTTGCAAGGTTGGATGGAAGAATTATATTATAATAAAGGTGGTGAGTCAAAACAGTTTAACTGTGTTAATGTACAATTAACATGGGAAGATTTAGAAGATTTAGAACATGCTATAAAAAATAATATATTGCCAGAAACAAAAGGATTCTTTTTTGGTAATGACTCCAGTGAGGACTATAAAGAAGATGATCTTCAGTTTATAGAAGATGCTTTAGAAGCAATTAAAGATGGTGATGATGTATATTATTCATCATGGTGGTAAATTATAGTTATGAAAAAAAATAAACTAATAAATCAAGGAAGATCAAAGCAACAAATTGAAAGTAATTATAAGATACTAGGCTGGGCAATTGTGTTTGGCCTAGTAATTATATTTATATCAGCATTGCATTGGTTCTTAATAGATATAATCTTATAAAAAAATCAATTACACAAGGTATAATAATGGAAAATGATAAAACAAAAATCAGAAATGGAAGAGTATATAAGTTAGTTAATGGAGTGTGGACAAGGCAAAGATTAAACACTGAATATGAAGTAGATCCTCATGATCCTGATTATGCTTGGTTATGGGATATTAAAAAACAAAAATAATGACAAATCAAGAAAGAAATATAATGTGTCTAAAAATTGATAGTGCATTAAAATTATTAGAAAAAGTTGATTTAGATAAAAATAGTAATAATAGAAAGTTAGATGCAGCAATTTCATTGCTTTATGACGTTAAAAAATACTGTAAGATATGAGGAATCAATTATTTGTTCAAGCAACTATCAAAGATGGAAAGTTACATTTTCCAATTAAAGGTTTTGAAACTAAATATAACAACTTTTTAAAAGAAATGCCTGAAGGTGCGCGTATAGAACTATTTATAGGTGTGCAAGATGGAAAAGGTAGTAACCCACAACTTGCAAGAATACATGCTATGATACGTGAGATAGCAAATGAGTTAGGTTATACATTTGAAGAAACAAAACTACAAGTTAAAAGAAAAGCAGGATTGTGCTTTGTAAAAAACAATAAAGAATATTGCAAGTCTTTTGGTAAGTGTGATAAAGATGAGTTAAATTTAGCTATACAAGCGGCTTTAGAAATAGGAGATTTTAGTGGAATGCAATTAAGATAGTTATTTAACTATTTTTAATTTACTTTCTAAATCTTTTAATTTTTCTTCAATATCATTACCTTTAAATGCTTCTCTAGCTAATTCTTCAAATTCAGCTTTAGTGGCTGTAGTCTCTGTTTTAACTTCAAGATCTTGTTCTTTAGCTTTAAACTTAAAATTTTGTACTAAAGAAAATAAAACATATAAGTCAGCTTCCCATTCATCAAAAGATAACTCCACCTCTTCTTGAGGTACTTCATCTTTTGCATTTTGGACCATTTGTTCAAACTTTTTAAATATGTTACCAATATCATCAATTCTGTCACTTGACATAATTTTTCTAGTAATCATAGATTGTAATGCTGGAATATATGATGCAGACACACTAATATCTTTGACAATAGCATCTAATTTATAAGTAACATAAGTTTGTAATCTTTCTTTATTTTCTGACATAATAAAAATTTTAATAAACAAATATACTAATAATATAATAAAAATGGAAATAGATATAAATAATTTAAGAGATAATATAAATAATAAATTAACTGATAGTGGCTGGGAACGTGTATTATCACCATATATAAATGGATTAAGCTTTGATCATATCATGAATACATTGGTTGATGGTGTAAAAAAAGGTAGAAGATTTACACCAAAGTTTAAAGATACATTTAATGCTTTTATAGAATGTCCATATGATAATGTAAAAGTAGTTATAGTAGGGCAAGACCCATATCCTCAGCTAGGTGTAGCTGATGGAATTGCATTTAGTTGTAGTAATAAAGGTAAGGCTGAAAAATCCTTGCAATATATACTTAAAGCACTTGGAGATGAAGATGGAGATGTAAATTTAAAACGTTGGGCTAACCAAGGCGTATTATTAATTAATACAGCTCTTACTGTAGAAGTTAATAAAATAGGTTCACACTATAGTATTTGGAAATCATTTACAGAATATTTGTTTGATACTTTAAATAGACATAACAAAGGTTTAGTATTTATATTAATGGGCAAGAAAGCTGAAGAATGGGCTCCATTATTATCTAATATGAAAATCTATAAAGTAGCACATCCAGCATCTGCAGCTTATAGAGGTGGTGAATGGGATTGTAAGAATGTCTTTGCATTGACAAATGCTGAATTAGATAAACAAGGAAAGACTTGGATAGAATGGTAATAATATGTATATTTGTATAACAAAAATTTAATTCAAATGACTGATAATCAATTAGTTGAACAAAAAAAACTGATAAAAGACTTCACAAGTAAATTTTATGCAGATTATGGAATAAAGCTTCATGTGTTTATACCACCCAAAGAAGATAATAAGATAACATTGAATATTTTAGAGATAGTAACTTTAGCAGCATTCTATCGTGATTTTCCAGAATTATCATATATAGAAACATTACATAATAGGCTAAGAAAAAAAGAATATATATCATATGTACAGACTTTTTCTTATTTAGCTTATAAATTAGGTTATAACAAAAATAGAATAGGGAGGTACTTAAACAGAACCCATGCTACAGTTATAAACTCATGTAAAAGAGTTGAAGATGGTATGGATACTAAAGATAAATTTACCTTGAATGTATATAGTAGTGTAATAAAAGAATTAGAAAATTATGTGGGAAATCTTCCAGAAAATATTAAAAGCAAAAATGACTCCAAACCAATTTCAAATTCTATTTGGGATCAAGCAAGGCGTCTCCTTGCCATACATAACTAAAGATGACGTACTTAGTTTAATTGATGAGGGGTATTTGGAAAAAAAAGATGCTAAATTTATTTTAACTTCTAAAGCCAAGCTCTTTATTAATAGGATGGATAATTACTTTATAAAAGCAAAAAAGAAAACTGATATATCATTAATGGGTAAAAACTTTATAGACAATATAAATGCTTATAGAGAAATATTTCCTGCTAAAAAATTACCTAGTGGTAAGCCAGCAAGAAATAACGTTAAAGCATTAAGTGATGCATTCAGATGGTTCTTTGAAACATATGATCATACATGGGATGATGTTATTAAAGCAACAAAGATGTATGTTAATGAGTATAGAGACAAAGAGTATATGTATATGCAAACTAGTCAATACTTTATATGTAAGCAAGATAAACATAGGGTAAAACATTCTACGTTAGCAGACTATTGTGATATGTCTATTGAAGGTATATCTACAGAAAATGAACACTTTAAAGAAAATGTAGTATGACAGCTGATCAAATAACAGAAATATTAAATAAATTAAACCTTGTACTTGAAGATTTTCAAATGCTAAGAGATGGAACATGGGTTCCAGATAAACAGTCATGTAATGACAGTATTGATAATATAGAAAGTATTATATACATAATAAACAATGAGTAAAACCAAAGAATCATGGTCAGGACAACATACTGCATTCAATGAAGCGCTTAAATATATGTTTAGAAGGTCAACAGGAGAAGAAAAATCAATCTATACTCCGTGGCCTAAATTTAATGATGCAACTACGGATGGTTTAGAATGGAATACTCTAACTGTAATTGGTGGTAGACCTGGCTCAGGTAAAACATTGATTAAAGATCAGATAATTAGAGAATCATTCATGCTAAATCCAAATGATGAATTCAGAGTACTAGAATTTCAATTTGAGATGGTAGGAAGAACTTCAGCCATAAGGGAATTTAGTTCTATAACAGGTAAAACTTATAAAGAATTATGTAGTGCCGGCAGTGTGTTGACTAAAGATACTTTAAATAAATGTCATGAGTATGCTAAGGAAAGAGTTAAATATCCTGTGGATATTATATCTACACCTATGACAGTAAACCAAATGCGTGATCAAATAGATCAGTACATGGTAAAACATCAAGGGTCAAAGACAATAATTACTTTAGACCATAGTATGTTAGTTAAAAGAGCTCCGTATCAAAATAGTACATTAGATATGTTATTTGAACTGGGTGAATTCTTTACACAATGTAAAAGGGACTATCCATGTTTATTTATTTGTTTATCTCAATTAAATAGGAATATAGATAACCCAGACAGGGCTATAGATGGCAAGTATGGTAATTATATTCTTGAGTCAGATATATTTGGATCAGATGCAATGTTACAGCATGCTGATACTTTAATAGGTATCAACAGACCTGCAAAGCAAAAGATTAGGTTTTATGGTCCAGATAGATATATTATTGAAAATGACAGAACTTTAGTGTTACATTTTTTAAAAGCCAGAAATGGTGATGCACGGATGTCATTCTTTAAAGCAAAGTTTGAACAAATGCGGATAGAAGAAATGCCTACACCAGGACAACAAGAAAGAAGATGATAAATACTAAAAATTTAAATAATAATAAAAAGATGGGACTAACACCACAACAAAGAAAAGAAAAAGTTGCGGCCCTTAGAGAAGAGCATGAAGATTACTTCCAAACAGAAGGTAAAATAAATGCTTTATATATACCCAAGATGGCATATAGACCTAAAGGTAAAGATGAATTATATGTGAGCTTTTTTCCAAGTGAACTTGAGAAAGATGAAAACATATATACTGAATTTGTCAGTATAGATTATGATATTGAAGATCCAAAAAGAACATTATATTTACATAAATATAATCCTCATTGGAAAAATGAATATGAATTAATAATATCAAGTTCGGGGTTTCAAAGACATCTTATACCTGTAAGTGAATTAAAAGTTATAAATGATATTACTGATAGAAATGGATCAAATGTCATTTCTAATAATGATTTAAGAATGACAAAAGATATGCAGTTTGATCTACCTAATCCAGATGCAAACCCGTCTACTGACTTAGTAAATAAGTTAGAAGATATTAATCAATCAATAATAACATTAACAAAAGTAATCAATAAATTAATTAAATAAAATGGCACAAAGCGTATTAGTAATTGCAGATTCAGGTACAGGAAAGTCTACCTCAATCAGAACATTAGATCCCAATGAGACTTTCATTATAAACATTGCAAATAAACCTCTACCTTTTAAAGGTTATAAGAGTATGTATACTCAAATAACTAAAGATAACCCAAAAGGTAATTTAACATCAGCAGCAAGCGCTCCTGGTATTATTAAGGCTATGAAGCATGTTAATGACAAAATGCCTAACATTAAAACTATTGTAGTAGATGATTGGCAGTATATGAGTTCTTTTGAATATTTTGATAGAGCTAATGAAAAAGGTTATGATAAGTTTACCCAAATCGCATCTAATTTAGCAATGGTTGCTAAGTTACCTAAAGATTTAAGAGAAGACTTAACTGTAATCTTTTTGACACACTCTGAAGATTCTACTGATATAAACGGAAATAGAAAAATCAAAGCAAAAACAATTGGTAAAATGATTGATAATGCATTAACTTTGGAGGGTCTATTTTCAATTGTCCTTTTTGGAAAAGTAAATAAAAATGATGATGGTGTTCTTGAATATGGTTTTGAAACTCAAAACTCAGGAGAAAACACATGTAAATCACCAATGGGTATGTTTGAGGATTTCTTCATTCCTAATGACTTACAGTATGTAAAAAACTGTATTCAAAAATATGAAGAGTAAATTAATTAATTAATAAAAAAGTAAATTATGTTAAGTACTAAAGACATGTCTGCAGGGTCAGGCGGAACAAAACCTGTGATTGAACCAGGTAATCAAGTAATCAAAATTAATTCAATATCATTTGATCAAACACCTTATGATTCTGATGCATACAACATTGTATTACATGTTGAGTCAGAGCCAATAAAAGGAGAATTTAATGGGTTTTTAAAAGATATGGATAATCCAAATGGTCCAAAATATGAAGGTCAAGTTGGAAGAGTAAGATTTAGCCCATATCCATATAAAGATGCTGTATTGCAAAATGGTAATGAAATAAATAGAGATACAGAAGTATTAAAAGCTATGGTATATTTATCTGAAGTATTAGGTAAACGTAAAGAGCTGGATGATATAGAAGCCAATACAATTGAAGACTTTATGGTAAAATGTAATGTTCTTTTAAGCAATAATGGTTATATGAATGCTTGTTTAGGTGCACGCGAATGGGAAAACAAAGATGGTTATACAAATAATGATTTGTTTCTTCCTAAAAGAACTAGAAATGGTGTACCTTTAGAATCATTGAGTGTAGAAAATTCTAATTTACTACAGTTTGATAGAAATAATACTAATCATTTTAGACCAATAGTTAAAAATGATGCACCAAAAGCAGACAATTTTGAACCAGCCGTAATAGCAGGTGGTGATTTTGATCTGTAATATTAATATAAGAATGGGCTCAGTTAATACTGGGCCTATTTCTTTTAATATATTTAGATCATGTTTAGCACTAAAAACTTAATTTTAGAAGAATCAGATATACCAAGTTATTGGGTATTTCAATACTATTTAAATCTTCCTGAACAGCTGACGGGGCAAGATATTAAGATTAAATCAATATTTAATCCTAATGAAAGAACTCCAAGCTTTTGCATATACGTTGATAAAACAATTATGCAGTATAAGTTCAAAGACTTTTCTACAGGTAGAGGTGGTAATAAAGCTGATTTAGTAAGATTACTTTTTGATTTAGATTATCCTGCAGCAACCAGGAGAATGATAGATGATTATAATACTTTTATAAAACAAGGTGGTAATATAGATATAGATTTTAAACCTGCAGCAAAATGGAAAATAGATTTTATAAAGTATAAAGCATGGACCATTTTAGATAGTAAATATTGGTTAAATTACAGAATAGGTAAAACAATGCTTGAAACATATAATGTAAAATCAATAGATTACTTTACCATGAGTATAGAGGAGAATGGTGAATTTAGATCATTAAGAGTTGGAGCGGGACTATGCTATGGTTATTTAGATAAGCACGGTGAAGTATATAAAATATATCAACCAAAAAGTAAGTCTCATAAATTCCATAAAGTTAAAAATTATATACAAGGGGTTGATCAGTTAAAATATAATCAACCATATCTGGTAATATGTTCATCTCTTAAAGATGCA